GTTAGAACGTACACCAACCGCACATCCATGGCAATCAGCCATGAGAGAAGATGGCCCCTATGGAGATTAGTTGGTCCCCACTAAGAGCGACTCTCATAGGCCATGGCACTTCTTGTGGGTTTAACTCCCGTGGTAGTAGCGCAAAGCGCGCATATAGGGAGAATATGGCCCAATCGTTAAGACTGGAATCCCATAATAAACCCACCAACCTCTCCTCCATTTTGTCCCCAGATATTTCGGGTAACATGAAATGGAGTAGAAGGATCCCGGGATCACGGTAGGTTGATCCGTACCTCTGCCGTCGACCCAAGAATTTCACATCACCCCCAATCTCAGTCTTATCAGGGTTGATGGTCATCCCCAATGCCGCGGCGAAGGCCTTCCATTCATTAAGCATCAAGCTAATGTCCCGTTGTGACGCAGATATAGCGAACAAACTGTCATCACCAACAGTGTGTAGTTGTCTCGCCATACCTTTAGTCATGGCGCGAATCAAGACCCAGTTTACAATTGACCCTATGAGGGCTGTAAACCTAGATCCCGACGGGATACCTGTCCGCTTAATGAATACCTTACCGTCTGGCATCATAATAGGCGTGAATATGAAATAATGCTCAATCATGTCGAGCACACCTTCATACTCCGTTCCATACGCCTTCTTCACGATGCCAAATGCGAAGCGGATTAAGAACCTGGGTACAGACGAGTCGAATCGTGACCAATCTAGACCAACAGGCGTCCCACTCCGCCTAACATGATCTAACGCCATTGCCACCCAACGTTTTGTCCGAGGGAGAATCGGCGCATTCCGGGATAAAAGTGCCTCCTGGTAGGGGTCCGCAAAGCTACCCTCTATCAAATTAATTTCGAAGGGGTAACCCCAGACTAACCTAACCTTCGGATTGCCACGCCTAGCCAATTGTGTCCGCAGATAGGCCAAACAGGGAGCCAACTGGCAAAAGGGTTGCTTACGTCGCAACGAGCGACGAAAGAGCACTTCCGCTCGCGCCAGGCCTTCAGCATAGACGTCAAAGTCCGTTCTTTTTCCAGATCGCCCATACAGACGCCAAGTGGCACCCGGTGACGTGGGCTCCACAGACACTTCATTTAGTGGCCGTGGCTTTAACCCCCTTACCCCGAACACCTTATAGGCTTCGTTCATGGCTGCCTGGAGACGTGACTTCACGTCATCATCAAGGCTGGACCAGGCCACATCAGGGTGATCATATTTCATTAAGCTCTCATATAATGCGC